GGCACAATCCGCAAGGCATTCAGTTGTTGGTCGAGCTTTGACAACCGCTGCCGCTGGCGCACGCTTCACTCTTGAAGTATTTTAATTAACCACCTGTACAGGAGATATAAATATGAGTAACGGTGCACAGGTCGACATCATCACATCCCAAGGTGGTTCATTGAAGTCATCAGGACCCGTAGGAATGCGGCTCTTGCAGAATAACTTTAATGTTAACGCGCTGCGGACGAACGATGTCCTCCGTAAAGATGAATGGAAGCAGTACGATGACGCACTGATTGAGGTGGCATTGAAACGCATGCCCCTGGTTCAGGAACTCGTCTCTCGTGGTTTAACATTTAACATCCCAGGCGGGCTTGGTACAACGATCCTTGAGTGGGAAGATGTCAGTGACATGAACCCAGCAGAGGTCTCAATGAGCGGTGTTACTGCCGGTGAGACAGATGCGCTTGAGTTCGATCTTTTGTCAATGCCTTTGCCAATTATCCATAAGGGCTTCAACATCAACGTTCGTAAATTGCATGCTTCACGCGCAACGGGGCAAGCCCTCGATGTGACACAAGCAAGCATTTGCGGTCGTAAGGTGGCTGAAACCACTGAAACGATGGTCATCGAAGGTCACGCAACCAGACTTGGTTCAAGCGTGATTTATGGTTTGGATACGGTGCCTAACAGCTCCGCAGTCACTGCAACATTATTGTGGGATACAACCACAATTCCTGCAGGCTATCTTGCCAACGTCCTTACGGCTGTCGCAGCCTTACAAGCTGACTTCATGTATGGTCCGTATGTGTTGATGGTCAATTACACTACCCACAACCGTATGCAAAACGATTATGATGTCTCAGGTTCATCCTTGTTGACAACTATGGAGCGTCTCTTGCGGACAGAGGGGGTCGATAAGATCATCCCATCTACAGACGTACCAGCCAACCACGCGTATGTGGTACAGTTGACACGTGACGTGATCGATGAAGTGATTGGTCTCCAGCCTACTACTGTCCAGTGGGAATCCCACGGCGGTTTTATGATGCACTTCAAGGTTATGTCAATCATGATCCCACGTGTAAGGTTTACCCAGACCCTCCAATCTGGTATTGCAATTATATCCTAACGGATGCCTTAGGGCACCATTGGGTGGACTGTAGCAACAATACTCCCTCATGCACGTGAGGGAGTATTATAAACGACAAGAGGCAAAGAACATGACAACTAAATTGATAAAATGCAGAGTTAAGGGCCCTAAGGGCTTATGGGTCGAGCGCATACATAAGCCTGATGGCTCAGTAGTTGATCTATCCCCGGAATCGTATGCAAGTAAGGTTGCACGTGGCAACGTTTATGCCAAAGGTGAATATGAAGGTATTCAGGCAGCTAAGCAGGCATCCCTCAAGGCATCCCAGGATGAGAAAGATGCTCGTACGAAACCAGATCCTGACGATGACAAAGAGCCTGAATCAGAGAAGTCCGATAAGGCCCCCCAAAAAGATAAGTGAGGTCTAAGCCGTGGCAGCTCGTGTATCGGCATCACAAGTAAAGGAGATCATTGACACAACCCTCAATGATGGGATTATACTTGGCAATATGATCGATACGGCTCATTTATATACAAATACTCATCTTTCTTCTGCGGGACATACTGACGATATATTGGAGAAGATTGAACTCTATCTAGCAGCACATTTTGTCGCCATCACCGAAGAGGGTGGAGCATTAGAATCACAAAAAATGGGGGATGCGACTGACGAGTGGGAAACGAGCCATCTAGGTTCAGGCTTAGCTTCAACCCGATATGGTCAAACAGCTGTAATGCTCGACACCACAGGGATCCTTGCTAATGTAGGCGCAGTTAAGGGTACCCTTAAAGCAGAGTTTAGGGTTGTTTGATATGAGAGTCGCACGCAACCTCCGACATGACGTGACTCATTGGCCTATGACAGGTTCTGATGGGTTTGGAGGCTTTCTCTTTGGTGCACCTGTGTTATTGAAAGGTAGGTGGGAAACAAAGGCAGAGCTCTTTCAATCAACAAACAACGAGGAAGAGATTTCACAATCAGTGGTATACTTACAAACGGACATAAGTATAGGTGATTACTTAGGGCTTGGAGATCACGCCACAACCCCAGTCGCTAACCCTACCTCTCTTACCAGCGCACACCGAATCCGTCAACGTAACAAAACCACGGATCTTCGAAATCTTACTTCCTTGCGAAAGGCATTCCTCTAATGGCAATAAGAGCATCTGTAGGTCGAGTCAGAGTCACAAGGGCTACTTTGCCTGGTGAACCTGGTTATATACGGTCTATGAGGCTACAGATGGACCATATTGCAAATAGGTTAAATGCTGAAATCGAAGGCATAAAAAAGGCTACAGTAGAGGGTATGGCATTCGCACTAGAACCCATAATGGCTCGTTCACAAGAACTTGTTCCTGAGGATTCAGGTAAACTTAAAAGATCAGCATTTATTGAGATAATCCCCAGTGTAGCTGGCCCAGTAGCCATCATTGGTTATGCACGGCATGGTCAACCCCATTACGCAGCTTTTGTACATGAAATGATACATATACCTCACGCCAAAGGTAAGTCCGCCAAATTCCTTGAGATAGCGGTTAATGAAAAGATTGGGGTCTTTAGGCGGCGATTAACACGTTACATTACTGAAAATACAGGATTCAAATAATGCCTGAATTTCCTGCATCAGTAGGAGCCAAGTCACTTATTGCAGCACATGCGGCAGGTAGTGGTTGGCAAATAGAAATTGGTGTTATGCCAGACACACCAGACAAAGTTATTGCCATATCTGATACACCGGGATCAGACCCCAACCCTAAGTGGTTGATCGACTTCCCCTCATTGCAGGTTATGGTACGTGGCAACGTTAGTGGCTATCTGGATACCTTTGTGGAAGCGAAGGCAGTGAAAGATCTTCTGTTGGGTGTTACATCCCAAGATATTAGTGGGGATCGATGGGTTTCAATAACAGGAAATGGAGATTTAGGCTTTATCGGACGTGATGAAAAACAACGTCCACTATTCACGGTAAATTTTGCATTAATCATTCAGCCACAAGTCGTAGCTAACAGTAATCGACTTCCCCTATAGGAGCATATCATGGCAGCAAAGAAAATTAGGATTTCAAACGACGCAGGTACCACATGGAAGGAATTACCTGGATCACAGGGTAGTTTTGATGCTGATGCAGAGAGTGTGGATGACACAATCTTAGGTCAATCCTTCTCATCCTCCGATATTGGCCTTCTAGGTTGGTCTGTAAGTTCGGATGGTATCTTCAAGGGCTTCTCAGGTTATTTAGCCGAACTCAAACAAGTTGGCACCCCCGTAACTTTCACTGCCGAATCCATGACTCTAGTTAGTGGTAAGACTTACGCCATCAATGACACAACTAAAGAAATTTGGGATCGTTCTGAAGTTACAATGGATATCTTGGATACTGCTGTTAGTGTAGCGGCTGCTGATATCGAGTCCATTGATTATCTCTTTGGCCGTGTTACATTTGTTTCTACATTCACCCCCGCAGGTGCAATCACTGCAACAGGTAAGAGTTTCCCTGTGGCGGCAGCGGGCTGTAGCAACGCATACAATCTCTCTATGAGTGCAGATGCAATCGATGACACATGCTTTAACACAGCACAAGCTAATGGTGGTACGAAAACTTTTGTAGCGGGGCTACGATCAGTGGCATTAGAGTTAAATGGTGTCTTCGATGCTACTCAGAACTTTAAGTCCATCCTGTTGGCGCGGAATGAGATCATCATTGAAATTGATCCTGCAGGTGATGGTAGTTCGATAGCTCGAGGCTTCTTCAAGTTGGTGACTACAAGCCAATCAGGCACTGTAGGTGCCTTGGAAGATGAAACGTTAAATTTTGAACTCACTGTTCCTGATGAGACAACCAATCCAGCAGTGGAACTCCCATTTAATTGGAGGCACACAGCCACTACACTCAACCTGGCAATTCAATGGGCATTGGAATCATGGCTCTCTGAATTGAACACATATGAGGTGCAATACCTGCCCACAGGTGTTGTGGGGGCTTCTCCATTGGATGGTATTGAAGGTGCCATTGTTGTCACTGACATATCACTCAGTGGTGGTTTATCCAACATGAATACATTCCAGATAGAACTCCAAGGTACAGGAGCATACACAGAAGTTTAATGATCCTCCCCTGCCTTCAATCGAGGGCAGGGTTAACCACCATGACAATAGGTAAATATGATGACTAAGAAAGCAACAAAGAAGAAAGCCCCTTTAACACGGCAACAAATTCGTGACAAATTACTCGGGCACGCCCCTAAGCCTAATCGGGTCAAACTTACACTCTTTGGAACAGATATTGAGCTAATGCAGCCTACATTGCGTGCTATACTCGATGTACAGGAAGTGGCCGACACTAAAGAGCGTAGTACAGGTATGATCATTGATTATGCATGTGTACCAGGTACTGACGAACGTATCTTCGAGCCAGCAGACAAAGAAATGATCCTTGGTTGGCCCTTTACCGATGAAATAGTCGATATGCAAATGGCTATTGCCAAGCTCACAGGTGTTGATATCGAGGAGGCAGAAAAAATCCTGAGGGGTTCCCCTTTAGACGAGCAGTCGTAGAGTACAGCCTCCAAGTGGGTATACTCCACCACGAATTGCTAGAGAGGGCTACGGCTGATGATATAGCGATGTTCGTGGCGCATAAGCATCTTAACTACTTGGATGATCAAAGGGAAGCAAGACGTAGTAAGGCACGAGCAAATGCGGCACATAGGAGAGGATAGTGGCAACTAAACATGTTGGTGACCTTAGTTTTGGTGTAGTTGCTTTTACTAAGGAACTAACCAAGTCTAAAAAGCAAATTGAGGCTTTTGCTAAGGTCGTCAACGCTACTGCCCGTGTACAAGATAAAAGCGCCAAAAAATCCAAGGTAGCATTAACCCAACAAGAAGCAGCTATGCGTAAAGCTGTTATTGCGACCCAAGCTCTTGGGCAAGCTACAGCAAAAGCTAAATTGGGTGAAGAACAAGAAGCTAAAATCCTTAAGGAACTTAGCTCTAATTTGAATGCCCACACAGCGGTCTTAAGTAAGACTAGGGCTAAATTGGATGATGTAAAGGTAGCGCAAATAAAATTCAATACTGCCCTTGCTAAATCTAGAGCCGATCTTAAGGGTGCTAAGTCTGGATTAAAGGGGATGACAGACACACTCCGAAACATGGAGTCTGCTGCTGTTTTGGCAGTCGGTCCATTAAGTGGTATAGGCGCCAGAATCCGATCTCTTGGTTCTATTGCAAGTCGTACATCATTATCTCTTGTTATAATGATTGGTGCTGCAGTTGCCGTAGGTGTTGCAATCGCAAAGATGTCTGCAGCCGCAGTGAATGCCAGCAAGGTATTTGAATCCTCAATGGCACGATTCAAAGCTGCTACAGGCTCGATGCAATTGGCACGAGCAGAAATGAATTTCGTCATTAAGACCTCTCTTGACTTAGGTCTTCGACTCCAAGATACGGCCAAAGCTTACTCGCGTCTTACAGCAGCCTCTAAAGGTACAGCTCTTGAAGGAGCTGCAGTCCGTAAGATCTTCCTTGCTATCTCTAAGGCAGCTGCCGCCCTACGTCTCTCACAAGGAGAGGTAGAAGGAGCATTCCGGGCCATTGAACAGATGATGTCCAAAGGCACGGTACAGGCAGAAGAGCTTCGTGGTCAGTTAGGTGAGCGACTCCCTGGTGCATTCCGCTTAGCTGCAGAAGCAATGAATACTACCACTCAAGAGCTTGGCAAGATGTTAAAAGCCGGCGAAGTTACAGCGGAAGAGTTCCTCCCACGACTTGCTGAAGCTATTGAGAAGTCACTTGGCGCGGATGCGGCAAGTAATGTTAATAGCTTCACAGGCTCCATGAACAACCTCACTACCCGCACTCTCCTATTCGCCAAAGAATGGGATCGTGTAACAAACACTTCGGGCATCTTCATCAAAGGCATCCAATTAGCAGGCAAAGCTGTCGACCTACTCACCGACTCACTTGAGTTTGTGGCCAAAGCACTTGGTGCTTTCACTGCCGCCGCCATTGTCTTCTTTGGTGGTACGATCCTTACAACAGTTGTAAGAGGGCTTGCAGCAATGCGCGCAGGCTTTTTTGCACTTACTGCCTCAATATGGCTTAATACTGCGGCCCTGATCGCTAACCCACTAACATCAATTCCTGCTACTCTTCTTCGTGTAGTTGGGGCACTGATTGCTGCTGCTGCCGCATGGTTTGGGCTCAACAAGGTTCTAGATGATTTTTCTGAGGAGGCCGATAAGGCTGCTGCGGAAGCTCAAAAAGCTAATGATGAACTTATTGAGCTAACCAAAATTGGCAAGGAATCTACTAAGATACAAAAACTCACAAAGAGCATTACGGCCTTAGGGACAGAGCTCGACAATTTAAGAGGTGCAAAGGCGTTTGCCCAGGCTGCTGGGGATGCCCAGAAGGCAGAATTGTTCTTCCGATCTTTCCAAGAACAAAGCAAGCTTGTAGGTACCAGTCAGGAAGACCTTGCAGTCAAGGCAAAAGCCTTAAGTGAGGTTCTCGGTCGTGATGTTGAAGCCTCAGTAGAAGGTGTAGGGTCAGCCATGTCCCAATTGACAGAGACCCTAAGAATTGAACAGAACCAAATGGCTGCTAATGTGGCTGTTACGGAGACACTAGCTAAGGCCCAAGCCGAAGCTGCTATTGCACGTAAACGCCTGTTTATATCCAGTACAGGCACTGCTGAAGATCTTAAATTCTTTACTGAAGTTACCCTCAAGGTTATGGAATACAAAGCAAGCCTTGAGGACTCAGGTAAAACCGTATTAGAACGCTCACAGGCAGAACGTGCCTTTAGGGATGCATTAATCCTAACATTCGAGCGGAACAAATTATCAACAGAGAATGAAAAGGCACGCAATGAAGCACTTAAGATAAGTACAAAATCTGTTAATATCCTTGCTAAGGCTGAACAAAAACTTGCTGATCTGAGGGCTCGCCTAACTGCTGCACAAGGCAGTGCTGAGGAGTTACGCTTCTTCGATAAGGTTACAGCACAAGTTAATAAGTTCCGTGATGCTATTAAGGATGCAACCCTATCTGATGAAGAACGTATAGCAGTACTTGCAGAACTTGAAAGGGTCCTCACACAAACCCTAGCAGTAGAAGATGCCATCGCCGAAGCACGTAGAAAAGCAACTGAAGCCACAAAAGCACTTACAAAAGCAGAAAACGAGCATCTGAGGGCAGTAGAGAAGACAATTGTAGGCATGCGTAAGGCTAATGAAAAAATAGATCTTATGCGTCAGCGCTTAGCAGCCTTGAGGAGTGGACCAGAAAGTTTTGAGGTCTTCACCGATGTTACTTCTAGGGTAGAAGCATTCCGCATCGCAACACAAAACTCTGTAGGCCCACTAGTAGATATTACTGCACAAGTTGCAGAGTTCCAGAAGCTGCTTGAAGATGAGCGGGTATGGAAGAAGATTGCTAAATTCAGTAGTGATATGGCTAATGCAGTTGGTAACAGCCTTGAGAGCCTCTTTAATGGGACTAAATCACTTAGCGACTCATTTAGAGGGCTTGCAGAAGACTTATGGAATCTCTTACTTCGTGCTCTTATTCTCGATCCTATCGTGAAGAGCTTATCCACAACATTTAGTTCCTTTATTGGCGGAGGTGGAGCATCTGGATTCAGTAGTATCTTTGGTACACTATTTGGTGGCGGAGTTCAAGGAGGCGTAACAGCATTATTGGATACACCAGGATTGTTTGGTAAAGGTGGTGATGTTGCACCTAACTCCACAATCTTAGTTGGGGATGAGGGACCTGAGATCCTCCGTGTAGGCTCACAAGGTGGACATGTCACCCCAAATAATGAATTGGGTGGGTTAGGTGGTATTACCAATATCATAGTCAATCTCCCACCACAGATAAGGCGAGATACTGCAATGCAAGCTGCTAGCGCAGTTGCTAGGACACAGAAGCGTGCTACTGGGAGGAATCGTTAATGGCATTTATTGAACAAGCATTGCTTGACAAGGTTACTTATGGGTTTACTGGAGGCCCCACTTTCCTTACGACTAGGGTAAATCTCCTTTCAGGAATCGTTGCACGTAATGCAGAGAGGTCTCGGCCCCTATACATATTCAACGCCCCTTATGAAAATATCCAACAAGTCCATCATGACGTTGTGATTGATGCATACAACGCGTGCCTTGGAGGACTTCATGGTTTCCGTTTTAAAGATTGGGCAGATTTTGCTCTGACCATCGAGGTCCTTGGTACTGCATTAGGAGGCACAGATGAGACAATGCAACTCATCAAGACATACTCCTTTGGTGGAACTGATCTTGTGCGTACCATTGTTAAACCTATCACAGGTACAATTAGCTTATTTGAAGATGCAGTACCACTAGCTTCAACCGTTGATACTACTACCGGCATTGTTACCTTCACATCAACAGTAGGTAAGGTTATCACCGCGACAGGGGAATTTGATGTTCCTGTCATGTTTGTAGATGATGCACTCCGTTTCAATTTTGCTAACTATCGTACACATTCAATTGACATAGATCTTATGGAAGACTTTACAGCATGACAAGCATGTCCAGCCCATTACAGGCACATCTTGACACAAACACAACTACTATGTGTTTCCTGCTTAAGATTGCTCCCCAGAAAGGTGCAGCATTTGGCGTTACAACACTAGATATTGATGTACCTTATGATGACGGTGGTGGCTTGCTTACTTATGCAGCAAATCCTGGATTGAATCAATCTGCAGTAGAAAAATCTGCTGGTCTTGGTGTTGATAATGCCGAGGCTATGTTATTGTTAGGAGTCAACTTCACAGCGCAACAAATTAATGCAGGCGTGTTGGATAATGCAAATTTTTACTTATACAGGATTAACTGGAAGAATAAATCACAAGGTCATTACTTGTTGCAATCTGGAAGAGCTGGAGCAGTGCGTTCACACGATGAACTCTCAGGTGTAATTGAACTTAGAGGTTTATCACAACAATTAAAACAGAATTTCATTGATCAATACTCCCTTTCATGTCGGGCTAGATTTGGTTCTCAAGTAGGTGACGAAATATTTCCATGTCTATTTGATGCAGAGCCTTTATGGACTAATAGCAGTGTTGCAGCCGTAGGGACAGAAGCCGATAGAATCTTCACTGCAACTGCAGCCCCTACGGCTACAGGACCAAATGGTGCATTACCATTTGACTTTGCTGTAATAGAGTTCTTAACAGGTGACAATGCTGGCCTAACTGTGGAAACAGAGACTGTAGTAGGTACAGCCATAACACTCAGATTCCAATCTGCCTACAATATGGTTATTGGAGATACTTATCGTATCCGACCTGATTGCGAAAAACGTTATGTAGCTGATTGCATAAACTTATTTGATAATGGCCTAAACTTTCGGGGCGAGCCATGGATCCCTATAACAGAAGAATCCGGTAGTCAAACCCCTGGTGCGAATATTTCAGGTCTAGGTGCTCCTGCCATTGCCAACACCGCTGGTACAACGTCATTTGAATCATTCTTTGGCATACCATTCCTTACCGGCAATGTAGATGTAACAAAGATCATCCCTGATGAAGGTATTGCAATACTATTTACAGTGCCAATAACATCGCAGGCCTTTAAGATAAGATTCCTCACAATTGAAGTTGCTACGGCACCCACAGCCAGAACGGGTGCTGTCAACTCAAAGGCGTTAGATTTTACCACGCCGCCAACATTTGTGTGGGGACTTGGCGGTGATATTAGTGGAGGAATTAACTTTGCAGGGGAAGATATCGACCTGATACCAGGGTCTAGCTACATCTTCAATGTCAAGAATAACACCATCCAAAGCCCTAACTGGGCTAATATACGTGTCACGACAATACCAAAATGAACCTATCTCAAGCAGCACTTAAATATGTAAACACACCGTTTTTGCATCGTGGCAGAACCCTACATGGCGTCGATTGTATAGGGCTCATACTATTGGCGGCAATAGACTGTGGATATGTACCTGCAAACATCCCAACATATGGACGCGAACCACGTAATGGCTTACTTAGTTATGGATTACAGGATCGATTGGGTAAACCTTTAGAGCGCGATTTGCAGGCTAACGATATTGTAGTGCAGCGTTTACATGAAGGGGGCGAGCCCTCACACGTTGGAATCATCACAGATCATCCGCATGGGCTTGGTATTGTTCACGCTTATGGTGAGATTGGGCGAGTTGTCCATCAAAGGTTAAGCGATGCTCGACGCAGACTGATTACGGAGGCATACCAATGGCAAGGGAAGTCTTAGGAATCACAGGTGCTGTTGTTGGTGGTATCTTTTTTGGGCCTACAGGTGCACGAGTTGGCTTTGCATTAGGTTCTGTTATTGGCAGTATTATTGACCCTCCACACATTGATGGACCTAAGTTAGGTGATGCAGGAGTTCAAACGTCACGTGATGGTATACCCATTCCGATAGGTAGAGGGTTGGTTTCTGTTGTAGGCAATATTATTGCTATGAATCCCCGAATTGAAACCACCAGAAAGGTATCTACCGGAAAGGGTGGGGCCCAACCACAACTGAAACTTCAC